CCAGATTCAATTTTTTGTTTTCTTGAAAGCTCATATTCCGCAGCACGCGCCTCAGCATTGGCTCTCTGAAGGTTTGCCTGCCCAATACCCGGAGCTGTTTTTGCAGACTCACGGGCAGCCGCGATCTGAAGATTCTGAAGCTCAAGCTGATTTTTTCGTATCGCCAGCTCCTCAGAAGAGGAAGGATTAACCATCTGCGCCCCCAACTTCATACTCTCTAGGAGCTGCCTAGATGGGTCAGGAAGGAAATCTTTGTAATTAAATGGTTCCATATTTAACTTGGGAAGAATTTTCCAGTCTTAAAGTAATTCTCTATTCCTCCTCCAGTAAATAGACCGGCGATGTTTTGAGCCGAGCCGGTTCCTCCAAGTGTTGCCCCCGGAGTGAGACTTGCTCCAGCTTGAGCCTTTCCGATATTGCTAAACTGCGAAGCAATTTGTGCCCCTGTGTTCTGAGATTGAGCCGCTTGTCCAAGCACCGAGTTCTGACCAAATCGCGTCAAATCCCCAAGCCTTCCATACTGCCGATTTATCAGTTCGGACAACACTTGTGGACGGAACTGCATCATGGATTGCTGAATGTTTCCGCCGCGAAGCCCTCCAGTTGCCGAAGCATTCTGCAACATCGCGTTCTCTCCTTGCTGAATCAGCGAGAGGAACTCAGGAGACGTTTGCAGGGCCGCAATCGCTTGCTGCTGTTGCTCCGGCCCAGCCAACCCCATCAGTGACCGGGTTGCCTCAAGTGATTGGGCTCCAGTTTGAATGTAGGGCTCAAGTAGTTTCTTGATCTCAGCTTCACGCGCCTGCTGATCGGAGATCGCTGCGCGAGCCTGATTCTCCTGCGATGCAGCGGCAGCGGAAGCCTGCTTCTTTGCCTGATTTCCAGAAAAAACTGAACCTGCGACAGATGCAACTACTGGGATTGCTGCTATTGGGTTTGGCATACAAACTCCTTTCGATAGTCTTCAAAATTTTCACCGTACAACCTCATCACATCAGAAGACAACTGAATTGCCTTTTCTACCCCATGGCAAAGCTGAACGACGATCATGCAAATATCATAAAATCCAGCTCTCCACACAAATGATTTTGCATCCGCATCTCCTGATCTTTCTGCTCGGTCGCTTGCCTGCCACTTAAGGTAATTTACGGCAACAACTGGCAAAAGAGTCGAAGCATTTACACAGAAAAATTGATTCATCGGCATCGCTACAAGTGTATCCCAGATGCACTTATCCAACTCACCACGACACACAACATCTCCATCCGCCACATCATCAAAAACCTGAATGGCATTAAACAACATCAACAACCATTCAACAGCAGAAGGCGGCAACTGGAAATATCCCTCCAGATTGGCACGCAATGATTCCGAATGAGTGCTCACTAAGTGATCTCCCTTCCGGTTGCGCTGATTGTAAGCGAGGTCGCTGCGCTTGCGAGCGTCGAAATGAATCCTCCGGCCTCAAGCGATTGCCCCACAAGCTCGGGGCAGGTGTACGTCTCTGCCGGGAGAATAGTGCGTGCCTTCAGTACCAAATTGCTGTCTCCAGCACTTCCGCCACTGGCAACCAAATTCACTGAGAACGTCACGTTATTCGCAGACGTATTAGTCACCGTAAATTTATCAATCAGAGTCTTACAGTTGACGGCAGTGTACTGCGTCGTCTGAGTGGACTCAGCTTGCTTTCTTGGAATTATGTTTTTAACGAGTACACTCATACGCTAGTCACAGATAAAAGAATAGATGGGATAGCTGGAACAACTCCGGCAGCAGCAAAATACTGAATTTGAATAGTGTTGTCATCAGCGGCCCACATTAGCTCAAAATAATCTCCAGCCTTCATCTTAAAGACAAAGTTCCAAGCAGCGACTGTTTCAGCGTTATTACCCTGAATCCGGATCTGCGTGGCGGAATTTGCCACATTCACCCCATTGATGCGAGCCCAAATCCAAACATTCCCCACCGGGGACGTGGTCTTGTCTAATTGACAAGAAAACTGAAAGTTGTACACGCCGGGTGTATCAACAACAACTCGTGAAGTGGGACTACCAATCGAAACTCCGAACGATAGATCCGTGGTGTTGAAAGTGACGGCGTAGGCAGTGTTTGCGGCTGCCGCCGTTTGCGTCGTCGTGTCGTAAAATACACCGTAACGCTTGGGTGCAGGCGGCTCCACATTCGGGGCAAGAGAAAGAAACTCAAGAGCGTTACGGATGGAGTCTGGCGCATTTTCGGCAGGCTTTACAGCGAGAGGCTCAACATACCGCAAGAGCCGCTCGAGGCCTGCCAGAGCGTCCTGCGCTGCCGCATTGGCCAACGCTGATTCGACTCCGACTTCCTCGATTCGCTGCGAGTTATCGTCGAGGCTCGAAGGCACCAAGTCGAACAACTTCTCAAAAGCCCGGATCGCCCGATGATCCGTCCCAAGAAAAGCCTCCAACTGGTCGCGAGTCAGTGGCCGGGGATAACTCATACTGCCAAAGGCTCAAGCTTCACCTCAAGGCGCGTGACGCTCATGTGAGCGTCTGATGTCCCCCGGAACCGTTGCGCTCTCCAATTCCGCATGGACCCTTGCCGGAACCAACAAAGCCGCTTGAGCCGGTCCCCTCTGAGCCCGGCAGAGATTGGCTTCTCTTGGCTCCAAGTCACCCCGTCGAGGGTGTACTGCGTCCATATCGTCGGATCGACTCCGAACTCAGCCCGGCCCGTCAAAGCGACAAGCTCAAGCTCATTAAAAAGCACCCCACGCCCCTCGTTGTACACGATCGAAGTCCCGAAGATCCAACCGATGCGTTGCCCCCAGTGGGTCGATACACTGTTCGAGAGGTAACCAAAACTTGATGACTGTGGGTCTCCCACGATGGTCTTTCCGTAGGCCCACACGAGATTCCGCGCCCGGTACTGCGCATCTCCCACAAGCGAGCTTGTCAGCACGTACCAAATAGACTGATTGGCGGCTTCAGAGATTGAGAAATCAAACACCAAAGTTTTGTCCGGCAAATGGACGTACAAAGACTGGTGCCCCTCTGAGACACGATTCTCCAAAAGCACACTCGAAAGCTGTTCCTCGGTGTATTCGAGCAGAATGAGGTCAATCTCTCTGGTTGAGATCTTCCGGGCGGTGGCATTGTTCCCAAGCCACACCGCCGGTTGCTCATTATGCCCTCCCCCAAGGAAGGCAATCGTCTGCATGAACTCGCAACAGGCATGGGTGCCGATGACACCTTTCTCGATGACGGCACCGTCGATTCGCTGGAATGGGAAGTTGGTGCCGCCGACATTATCGAATACCTCAATGGAATATCGGTTGAGCGCGTAGACCTCGTTCCGGAGCTTCAGGAGGGCCTTGATCGGATCTGGGTTGAACTCCGATGAGCCGTATTTCAGTGGATCCACTGAGAAAGGGTTATTGAGTTCCGTCACGATCAGAAATTCCCCGTCGGTCGTCATGAAATATCCATCGACCCACACAAAATCCAACACGGTCCCGAGATCCGAATCTGTAACCTGCTGAAGGGCCGCGCCATTCCACAAGTACAAGTTCCCCGAGGAAGCGACAGCGAGATAGTCGAATGAGTAGTCGAAGGTGACCTGTCCGGAGCCGCCAACGTCACCAAGTTCAGTGACGGTCCAATTGCTGTTGATGCGCACGAGTTTTGTGCCCATCACACGGTACATCACTCCGTTCCACTCGATGCCACCACGATCTATTCCGGGACCCGTGCCGAGTGACACTATCCCATCGCCGGGACGGATGTATCCTTCTGAGATCCCTGTTTTCTGTGCGACCGGCACGTAATTGCGAGGAAGTGCGACTCGAAAGTCAGACTTCTCGTCAGTGTAAATCCCGGCCAGAACAGAGAGTTGCATCGGCTAACATTTCCAGCGTTTCAGACTGGCAGCCTTCCTTATAGGTCTGCCCTTCTCGTCCTTCATGGGGCCGGGCACCCACTCATGCGGGCGCAGAAAGATTTCCTACGGGCTGCATCGGCCTTGGTCTTCGGGTTCGGAGCCGGAGGTTTCAGGTTGCTACCTGTGGCCGCGTTGTACTTTGCACGGCCCTTGGCAGTGAGCCCGGCACCTTTTGACACCGGGAGTTTTTCACCTCGAGAAACAGCCAGCGAAACCTTTTTTGGCATACTAGGTGATTGGATTCCCGAACAAAGTTGATCCAATTCGGAGAACATCCTCATTGTCCCAAGTGTATCTACCTTGGGATGCCGCATCGGCTAACAACTGAGACTCTGGGATCGTGAATGCAACGCTTGACGTAACGCCGTTCTCGCTGATTTTTTCAGCAGAACAAAAGACAATCCCAGACCTCAAATCTATCACCATCGAAACGAGTTTCATTTTATTAAGCAGATTGATAGCCTTGTGCATTCATCAGAATGCTTGCTCCGGCAGTTCCACAGTTCACGTTCATCGCAGTAGCTGCGGTGCCCCGTAAAGGCGTAAGGAATATCATATCAGCAACACTTGCCATGTTCGCTGGAGCATTGAACTGAGCGATTGTCGTGGCCCCATCCTGAATCAAGACAGTGGATGCTGTCGCCCCGGTGTTCTGGAACTGAATGCCGGTAACGTAGTTCCTGATGCCAGCAGCACCCGCTGCACGCATAACTTGTGCCGTGGTCGTCGTAAGTGTTCCAGTGTATTGCCAATCAGTATCAGCAACAGAATAGGGCTTCGTGATTGCTTGTGCTGCACTTGAGAATGTCAACCGAGCGGCATCACCAGCAACAAGAGTCGTGGGAGCAGTTGCAGTTCGGACAACACCACCACACAACACAGGGTTTGTTCCAGCAGCAGCATCTTCTGCGGCACTTCCACCAGTTAGAGTCGAAACAGTGGTAACAGTTGTGACGGCGGCAAGTGTTGGGAGTGATCCAATCGCAATCGAATCCTGCGCACAAACACCTCCAACCCTTCCAGTAACACCAGCAATCGAAAATGTAGTGCCTACGGTTGTGTTCTGAGCAAAGGCATAGATAGCCCTTGGAGCTAAACGATACAAGCCAGCAGCCGCTGCTGTAGTTGCGGAAGTCGAAGGAGCTGTTGATATTAGAAGAGAGCTGAGCGTCTGGCTGCTGGCCAAAAGTGGATCATTGGCCTGCCTGAAAGTCATCGTCGCCCCAGTGACGACACTGAAATCAACTGCAATTTCTCCAATATCAGAACATTCGATCGGAGGTATCACCGGCATGTTGACTGGCACGTTGGCTGCAACACCGCTGATAAACGGAAGCCTGATTGCCTTGTTTGGAACAATCGCATCAATGAACATCGCGACTTGAGTAATTGTCGTCAAAGATGACAATCTTGCTCTCAGCCATGAGATTGAATTACTGATTTCAACAAAGAACAATCCAATCGTGTTTGTTGAAGTGATACCAGCACTTGCGCCAACAACTGTTTTTGGAATTACAGTCAACGGACTCCATGTCACATTGTCCGGAGAAGACTCAAACTGGACAGTGAATGCTCCACCAGTAGCAACAACTGACACAGTGCCAGATGCACTTGCCGGAATGCTCATGGTATAACTTACGCCCGCGTTTACTGCTGTAACGTAAGCCCCCGGAGCTATACCAGTACCAGCAAGCAATGCTCCAACAGAAGGAGATGCTCCAGTGTAGGAAACTACGGCATTTCCAACTGTAGTCGTGGAAGATGCAAGCGTTACAGCAGCAGCAGCAGTCGCTGGCAATGCAACCGCAAAACTGTAAACTCCACCGGGCTGCACTCTGGCTGTCACAGAGTTTGCCGCACCAGTTCCAGCAGATGAAATCAAATAAGTCGTCTGCGGAACAATTATCTGCGAAGGAACATTTGACTGACTTCCACTTGCTGTTTGTGAAATTGTAGACAAAGACGCATTTGCTACCACCTGATTTACAGCAGTTGCTATGCCTGCTGTATTTGAGGCAATAGTCGAAAGAGATGCGTTTCCAGTGGCCTGATTGGCTGCCGTAGCAACTCCAGTTGTGTTTGAAGCAATGGTTGCAAGCGAAGCATTTCCAACATCCTGTTTTGCTTCAGTCGCACCACCAACAGGAGCGGCCACAGATGCAGACACGACCTCTGCAAATGCTCCATTGCCAAGATCCTTGTTTTGACGGACAACACCGTCGCGAGATTTGAATATGTCAGGCATAATTTTATCCTACTCGATACCAGAATTTTAACACCGGCTCGAACCGTAGCCGGAAGAAACCATTTGCAGCCAGCGAAGCTGGAGCACCAACAACTGTTGCACCGTTCCCTGCCACGGTCAGGGTTGCCACCGATTGTGTGCAATTCACCAAGACCTCCTGATTCTCAACGCAATTTGCGACCGCTGGCATCGTGATCGTCCCGGCGGCGTACCCGGCAGCGGGAGTCAGCACAAGCCACACACTCGCACTGGAGTCTGTGATTGCCACGGCAAAGCCTGTGGCTGCTGGAGCTGCGTACTGAAGCTGCTTGCCGTCTCCAGTCTGGATTTGAGACTCGATGTAGTCCATTACGGCTCCGACCGGGACAGAGAAGTCCATGTCGTTCTGATCCACGGCAAAGCGTGTGGAAGCCGTAACGGCATCGGTGATTGAAAGATTTCCGATTGAGCCCATGTTAATTAAAAAGCAACCCGTTGTTTGTATTTTGAAGCGGAGCGGTGTTTGGCGGGTCCAAGAACACCTGATCGAAAGCCCGATACCCAGATCCAGCGGGGACCAAGTTTGGGAGTTGTTTCTCCAAAGGATGCGCTGCGATGTTCAGCAATGCGTCAAAAGCGACCTTCCCAGCGGTTTTTGTCTCCGGTGAGACCTGCTTGCCGTACTGGGGTGCGAGACGGGCTGCAAGGGCCAGAGTGATCGCTTCATTGGCCAGTGCCGGGACATTCGTCTCAGAATCCAGATCGCTATTCTCCGGGCTCGACGGCAGCGGATAGCCGACTTTAATCCCTCTACCGTCCCAAGTGGCCATCATGGAATCCAAGCGACGAACTGCGCTTTCGAGTTGTTCGGGCTGCAAGTCGAACACATACGACGCAAGCCCGATCTCCTCAAACGCAGCTTCAACGAACTGTCGCTTGGTGTAGCCCATGACTGTTTATACCCTAGCCCTCGTCGGCTTCACAGAGGGAATGCGAGGACTTTCAATTTTTTCTTCTGCGGGCTCAAGCTTGCCCTCGTGGTAGGCCAAAGCATCAGCAGGCGTTAGATGCCACCCCTCGGAAAGCGCCTTCTTGAAGGCCGCTTCGTCTTCCGAATCGACAACAACGTAATCAAACGAACCGCAATCAATTTGATGCGGACCACCAACACGATAAAGCATCGTCGGATTTGCCATCTCACTTCTTTGATTTAGATTTAGCCTTTTTCGCCACACTTAAAGCAATGGCGACAGCTTGTTTTTGTGGTTTCCCACTTTTCATCTCCGCTTTGATATTAGCGGATACAGTTTTTGGAGAATAACCCTTCTTCAATGGCATAATGCAAAAATAGCAGAAGAGGGGTGGGATTGCCACCCCTCTTCGTTGGTCAACACCAGATACTAGGTCTGGTTGAACAGGATGACGCCGCACATCTGCGGGTTGGTCATCCCAACACCGAAGCGGGTGTCGCAACGGTACTTGTAGGTCTTCAAGTTGATGTCGAAGAACTTGTACATGATGAGTTGGACCCCGAGGTCAGTTGTGCCAGTGATGCAAGTGGCACCGGACTCAGCCATACTGCCGTCCACGCCATTGCGGCCCGGAAGCAACTCGATTGCCCGCTCGTCCCAGAAGGGAGCCACGTTGCAAGACACCGTGTTCAAGAAGGTGATTGCAGCACCGTTTGCAGGCGTTGCCGTCACGTTCTTGTACTCCGATTCAGGAGCCGTGGGGCTCGAATCGGCAGCGATGATGGGGGGCGAGATCGTAATCACGCCAGATCCACCCGCGCCGGACACAATGCCGGTCACCGTGAAGGTACGGAGTTGGCCGGTGTCAGACTTGGTGATCGCGTTGACCGCATTCACCCCAAGGATCGTGAACTTGTCACCGACCTTGATGGCCCCAGAGGTCACTGCAACCGTCAAATTCTGGTATCGGTTGTCCACGTTGGCGGTTTCACCAGTCGCAGCGGTCGAAGTCGCCTTCGGCACATAGCGTTGATTTGCACCGTTCACCGTAACGCCCGTGCCGGTAGCTGCCGTCAGACGGTAGGTATACTCAGCGGAGTAGGTGTCAAAGCCAGCCACAGGACCAAGGAAGCCGTCTTCAAAGGCTTTATTGACCTTCGGGTTGGCAGAGGTCTGAGGCTTGGCAAGCTGTCCGGCCATCGCCGCGTAGTCGCGGGTGTGGATGAACGCTTTCCGGGCCGAGCCCATGTCCACAATCCCCTGCTCTTCCATAAGAGCATTGGCGATAGAGAGGTCATCGTAACCGGAAGCCGCACTGAGACGCTTGACGACAAGCGTGCCCTGGATGCCAGCAACGTTCGCAATGGCGACGTTGATGTCACTGGAAAGCTTCTGGGTGGCAGACCGCATCTTGCGCTCGCGCTGGAGCGGGTCATTGAGGTCATTGCTCGTCATCACCCACGGGACGGTCTTGTCAAACCCGAGAGAGATCGGGACCGACAACTGCGTCACGTCACTGAAGGACGAGGAGATGCTGGTGCCAGCAGGACCGTCGATGGAGGTCGAGATGTACGGCATGGGCCGCCAAATCGCAGTCCCCTGCGAGCGTTCCAAGGTCTGGGCGTCAGCGTTAAAGACCGAGACGTTCCGACCGAACTTGAGTCGGTCATCGAATCCGGCCAACAATTCATCGAAGAAAACAGTTTCCTGTTTTGAGAATGCAGAAGGCATAATTAGTTATTACGTTGAGATTTAAGATACTTTGCGACTTTTGAACGGTCGCCCGTTTTATCTGCTTCCGCACGTAACCGTTCGAGCGTCGAGTCAAATGAGCCGGATAATGGCGCAGCTCCTTTCACTGTCTTTTCTGGCGGTGGTGCTGATTTTTTACGTTCCACGCTCACACGAGTTTCAAGTTTAGCTATTTCAAACGCGAACTTTACTGGGTTGCTTATCTCAGAGAGTTCTTTGGCTTTCTTAGGGTTCTTGCCTAAGGCGTAAACCAATTCGGCAGGGTTTTTTGCCCCATCCACAATGATAGCAATCTGCGTTTGATTCAGGATCTCTTGAATGGTCTCTTCAGCTTCCTCGAAGTCTTTGACTTTCAAAGAGGTTTTCGCCTTTTGAAAGTTCTCCAACTTTGAGTTCCACGCTTCCTGCTGTTTCGCCTCTTCGGCTTTGGCTTTCTGCGCGGCTGCTTCAACCTGCTGCTTGCGAAGGTGCCACTGCTCAAGCTCGGTCTCGAACTTGGAAGCGTCATAATCACAAGCCTCAAGAGAGGGCTTCTGCCCCAACTTCGGTGTTTCTTCCACCGGAGCCAGAGTCTTCAGCTTCTCTTCAAGTTCCCGAATCCGCTTCTGCTGCTCACGATTGGTCTTCCTTACGTTCCGAACCCACTCTGGAGCACGCTTTTCCTCTTCTTCTTGGGGCGGCGCTTCCCCGTCGATTTTGACTACAACCTCATCAGAAGATTCTTCTTCACTAGAGCTATTATCTTCTTCGCTATTCGCAGAAGATTCTTCGCTTTTGTTAGAATCAGTTTCTTTGTTTTCATCAACAGAAGGATTTTGCTCTTCTTTGACTTCAACTTCAGAAACTACTTCTTCTTTATTTTGGTCTATCGTCTCGTCGTCTGCCTTTTGTTTGGTATCCATTTGCTGTTAACTGAAAAAAAAGCAATCCTATTTATTGCATAGGCGGAGCCATGCTTTCGCGTTGCACCGCTTGCCCTATACGGTCTGCAAGACCAAAGATCCGGTCCTGATCGAGATTGCTGACCTTGGAAAGAGTCTCAGCCGTCTTCGCTCTGGTCTCCTCGGCCTTAGCAAGCGTCAGGATTGTCTCTGTGCGGCTCTTGGTGGCCTGTGCAAGGGCCTGCTCGCTTGCCGCCTCCAGATACTGCTGCTGCGGGTCTGGAGGCTGATTTTGAAGCTCCTGAATGAGTTCCTGCTGCTCAAGCTCCGTGGGCTTCAGCACACCCATGCGCAGCAGCTTCTTCCGGAAGTAATCGCGCACATCCGCGATTCCTTCACCCTCCATGTTCATCATCGCCATGGCCGAAAGCACCTGAAGCATCTCCTGATCCTGCGTGATCGACATCATGTTCGTGAGTGCCCGGACTGTTGCCTGCCGTTTGGTGGCCGATGTCGGCCCAATCGTCACAACAACGTCGTACTCAGCCTCGGAGAGGTCATTCTCCATCTCGATCTCGCCTTCTTCGGAGATCGTCGGAAGATTCAGCTTGGTGGGCTCAGTTTTCCCATCCGAAAGCACCATTTTCATCTTCCGACCGGGTTCCACATACACGTCTTTGGCCATGCTGAGCCAAATTTCAGCCGAACGCTTCACGGCCTTGGCCATGTTGCTCATGTACATGAAGCTTTGCATGTCCAGCCGCGACTGAACCATCTCCACGGTCTTGCTACTCAAGTGACTGAGCATCTTGTCCCCTTGGTTTTGGTTCCCAAGGATGTCCTGCATGTCCACTTCAGTGAGTTGCAATAGTGCCGCCATTGCCTGAGGGATGTCGGGGCTCTTCGTGAATGCCACCGGCGGGGCCACGACAGAGTTTCCGTTGGAATCCGTAATCGGGTTAATCAGCAGGAAAGGGTAATTCTTGACGTTATCCTCAGCCCAAAGGTCTCTGTGCCCGGCAACCTGTTCAGGGGTGAAAATGGGCTTCTCAATGCTCGAAAACGCCGCAATTTCACCAAGCTTCGACACCTGCATGTTCTTGAGCCGCTGAGGATCTTTCGCAAGCCGCACATGCCCCATGCACCGCTCCACGTTGTCCACAAACCACCGTTTTCCATACACCGGCACAATCGGGATATGCTTCCCAGCGATGTACCCACAGTCCTCCAAGATCCGATTTCCGGAAATGATGTACTTGTGAATCTTGCGACGTTTCACTTTTCGCTGTCGAACCTCCTTCCACCCCAGCGAAGCTAGTGAATCCTTCTTCTCCTCGTACTCATCAGCCCCAAAAGACTCTTCCTCGCCGGTCAAGGTGTTCTCAAAAAACCGAACAACCTCGGTTTTCATCTCCTTAACATAATACTCGGCAACGAAAACAACGTCCGGCGTGTACCAATCAAACTCAACACGAGTCACCTCTTTGTTTATCGTAACCGGATCTTCTCCGTATTCGTTGCGATAAGCTTCAGGAGTCATCGAAATTAACAAAAAGCAGTGTCTTGCGTCTGATTTGTCTTGTCGCTTTGCGTCCAAGTCAAAATACACGCTAGAATCAGCGTCAAAAATCGGCTCAAACCGAATCCGCTGCTTCTCATCCTCTTCGTCCTCTTCGTTTTCGTACTCTGCCCGCAATCTCCATGCTCCCATTCCACCATGTACAGCTTCGCTAAAGGCATTGTCCTGAGCCTCTTCAGCGCAAGAGTCTTGTTCGTCTGCACGATGCAGACCGGCACAAACATCAGCCAAGGAATCCTTCTCCTCACCGTCTTTTGAGGAAAACTCAACTCCGATCCGGTTGTTTCTGTACTCGTTTTCGATGCGCAAAACAGACATCGCCACCTTGTTCACCTCGAAGCGTGGCTTGTTGTCGAACTGCTGCCCAAGCGGTCCCTCCCATTGCGCCCCCGGAATCGTCGCAAAACGCCTATCATCCAAACACTGAAGCCGCTCATTTTTTAGAGCGGTCTGGATTTGGTCAAATTGCCGTAAGACCTCTAGATGGAATTCTTCGTTCATCGTTTGAAAAAGTTTA